CACTGCCGCCTGCGCGCGCGTGTCGGCGCTGGGGGGTGGCGCCCCGTGGGTTCTGTGCTATCCGGCGGCGGGAGGGTCGCGAGGTTTTTCAGGGTTATCCTGTTTGGGGATTTCCTGCGACCATTGCAAGAGCGAAGCTATATACCCTTCGAGGCCGGTAGGCATAGGCGGCGCGGGTGGCGGCTGCCTATTGTTGATATGCCCGGTTAGCGTTGTCATGTACGACATGGCGATAGAGAGCGCCATGCGCGCCCGGTCTTGCCGCTCATATGCTGCCTGCTGGATAGCGCGGGTATCACGCTCCATCGAATCCATGCGGGACTGCAATGTTTCGTTCTGCTCCTGCAAACGTTGCATAAGAGCGGCTTGTGTACCTACCTCGGCCTTTGTTTTCTCTTGCTCTAATGCGAGCTTAGTCTTTGTGATCTCCGCCTTTGACTCAGTCTTTTTGGATGCCCATAGCACTAATGGAGATGCACATGCCCCGAAGATCGTCCCTAACAGACCGTATAAAGCAGAGGGGTCAAGATAAGGTGGCATTATTGTCGTTTCATCTCGATTCTTCCTAGCTCTTCGTGAAGAATCCCACGAGGTTCACAATGACGTGGCGGCCTTCCTGCAATGGGATGTCCCATGATTTCACAGACCGGTCGCCGACAGTGGCATAGATTTGCCCTGCCTGCCCAGGAATAAGCTGTGTCTCAATCAGCCCCGCGGGTGCGGGTGCGTCAGCAGGCCATGTGAACAACTTTTCATCGTTTGCGAAATTTCCTCGGTATGTAAAGTCCATGTGAATCAAGCCGAAACCTGTTAGGTTATCCACCTGCACATAGCACCGCTCCGCGCCGGTTGATGTTGTCTTTGTCGTGGCATGGGTGAGTTTCCATGTCTTCGAGCCGGTCTGCACAGGGCCTTGACCGGGGCGAGTGGTAGACATGTAGTTATTCACCTGGATAAACACATCGTCACCTTGCGGCGAACGTGTTCGGACAGGCACGCCCGTCCAACCTGAGGGCGTAGCCACGTCACGAGAGACGCAGTTTACGATCGCTAACCCCTTGAACCATGTCTCGACATAGTAGGACCAGCGTGCCCCGCCGTCTGCTTTACGGGCGCTTCGAGATGTGCAGGCGTTGAGGACAGTCCCGTCGGTTCCTTCATTGAGAACGTAGAAGTCCGACGCTTCGTTGATTTTCGCGGGCACAGTAACAGTTCCCTTGTATGAGGATGATTCGGCGCGGCATTCGGAGAGGACATTATCACCGTAAGCGACGATAAAACCATGCCCACCATTTTCCTGCGCCTCGCATTCGACAAAGGCGCACTTAGTAGCGCGGATATACCATCCTGCTCCGTCTTTCTGGTTTCGGCGGTTAGCGGTGGATGGTGCTCCGGCCGCTACGTCTTGCCCGGCGGTCGAACCTGTGGGTAGAGCGTAGAGGTCTGCAAATGGTGCAGCGCGGTGCGTGTACCATGACGTCGAGAGAGAGAACTTCGTTTGCGAGGTCCACACCTCAATGCCTGCGTATCCGCTCTTTGATTGGTTTGAACCGCCAATGTCTGCACCGAAAAATTTATTATCGGCTGCACCGCCGGTTCCTTCCGGGTGTCCCACTGGTTTACCTACGAGCAAACCTGATTGGCCGCAGTGGCGGGTTTTCAGTGAGAAAACTTTCATCGCTTGATCGTCGATGCCGATGATTGCCGCGCCGGTTTCCATTCCCCAAATCTCAAGGAAATTCAGAGTAGGTACGGCGTCCGGGTCTGCGGGGTCTTTCCCCAAATCCGTGTTGAAACAGATACCGCACAGATTTGGTATCCATTGCTGATGTTGGATGCCAGATTTGCGGGATCGGATCATTAGATTTGAGACACCGAAACGCAGACATGTGGGGTCTTGCAGACGCTCTTCATAGGTGCCCGTGTGGAAAACGCCGGTCTTTTTCACGATGGTTTTATCTGTCGTGGCGACAATCTGAGTTGCGGTTCCTTCGCCGTAGACCTGCACAAACCCCTTGAGCTGGATAAACGGGTAGCTAACCTTGTAAATGCCGCCGGGGATGAAGACCGCGCCACCGCCTAATGCGGCGACAGCATCGACAGCATCTTGAATAGCTTTTGTGGAATCCTGTGCGCCGGTCGGGTCTGCCCTATACGGTGCGTCCAAAACGTTCACACTTCGAGCGGATTTCGGCTGCGCGGCCGGTACCTGCACGTTTTCGAGAGCTGTTAGACGGCGGATAATCCCGGAATCGTCATAATTACTCCCGTCCAGCCCGTTCTTACCAGGTTCGCCCTGCGGGCCTTGCGGGCCGGGAGGGCCAACGGGTCCAGGCACACCCTGCTCACCACGTTCGCCACGCTCACCACGCGGGCCAGGTGCTCCGGGTACTCCGTTTACACTGAATTCCTGCACGATTTTACGGACACGTTCATCTAGATTCGGGTCGATCGATATAGCCTCGGTGGCTGGAATCCCATGCATTGAGGGTTGTTTCCCGACTTGTTCGGTAAGCCACCCGGATAGACTAACCGTTTCCCCGGCCTTCACGGAGACGGAGGTGAATGCTTTCAGCCGTGTACCGGATACTGCGGTAAATGATCCCTCAACAATGTATTCGCCTTCAACTAGGTCAAGGCCGGTTACGCCGCCGGTGCGGGCAGTTTTTAAAACGCCGTCTACGATATGGCCGGTAATTACCGTTGGTACATACGTAGTCTCAGCATCCACACGCCACATTGGCGTAAACGTAATGGTGCCATGTGCAGGCACCGGGGACTCATCTATTTTTTGGTGAGTGAGCGTGTGCGCAATGACGCGCCCATAATTTACAGACATTATCAGTCCTTAGGTTTAGTAACTAGTTGCCGTAGCTCGGCGAGCGCGGTTTCTAGTGCTGTGAATCGTTGTTCGAGTGGGAGTACGCCTTTGATCCATGACCGTATTTTGGGGACTACCCACGGCGAGGGTGGGTCGTCGTATGGGTCTTCTTGGGGTGTGTCTTCGGAGCCGGTTCCGACTGCGAAGGTTTGGTCTGTGATGTACATGTGTCCTACGTCGATGTCGTCTGCTTTTTCGCATACGGCGTTCACGTTGTCTTTGGTGATTCCGTGGACGATGTGCCAGAACCGCCATGAGGGGAGTCCTTGGTAGTGGTCTGGGTGGATTTCTTGGTGTGTGCGAGCTAGGTATTTGGTTGCGTCGGATTCGTAGGTTACGGCGATGTCGCAGGCGTTCATCATTTCTAGGCGGGTGTTTGATCCTGGGTTGATGATGATGGGGACGTCTGCGCCGAGGGCTTCTCGAAGTAGTCGGTAGAGTTCGATGTAGAAGGGGATTATGGCCTGTTGTTCTGCGTCCCAGCCGTTTACTACTTCGTCGAGGAAGATGGCTATGTTTACTATTTTTGTCTGGCCTTTGTACCAGGCGATTATGTTTTTTGCGGTTTGTAGAATGTATTCCTGCGTGTATTTGGTGATGTGCTCCATTGGCACGTTGAGGGATTTTTGTATGCGAGCGCGGTATTGTTCGGTGGCGTATTTTGAGTTTGCGCCGAATCTTGTTTTTATGTAGAAGGCTACGAGTTTCGCGCCTGCGGCTTCGGCTAGTTTGCCTTGTTTGAGGAAGTCTTGATCTACTTCTGTTCCCCAGTCGCCGGAGGATTTGTTGAGGATGACGATGCCGAGGGTTTCACCGAATTTTAGGGTTTTCGCCCATTTACTGCCTTGCGGCTTGTCGCGGTTGTAATAGTCTGCCCACCAGTAAGATATTGGTGAATAATAATTCTCGCCTGCTTGGAATCCGAATGAGCGTTGAGCGTCTACTGCGGAGCCAAGGATTTCTTTTGCCTTTTGCTCGATGAGGGCGAGAAGATGCTGCTCGGTGAGGGTACCGGTGCCTCCGGGGATCGCAATATTACCACCTGTGCTACCTGCTTCGAGCTGGTTGTACAGGTTGGTGTTTACGATCATTGGGGGTGTTATGTTTGGGTGTGGGTTGGTAATCAATTTTTGACTACTTCGCTTTCTGTTGCCTGTGCTGTCTCGTGTTTGGGTGTTTCGAGTGTGATTAGCCCTAGCTGGATTTGTGCGTCGAGTAGGGAATCTCGGAGACGGTTGTTTTCCTCAGTCAGGTAGATTACTTTGGTTTTGAGCTGTTCGGGTGTCATACGGTGTCGTTTCCTTTACTGCGGTTTAAGGGTAAGACGTATAGTTCTACCCAGAAATTTTCTTCGCGGTTTCTTCCTAGATGGTTGAGCCATACGCTGCATCCGTCGTTGCGGAGGTTCTGGATGGTGGCAACGATGGGGTTTCCGCTAATGACTTGGGTAGCGACATAGGGTAGCTGCCCTACGTCGCCCCACCCTACGCGGATTTCTTGCCAGCCGCCGCCGTTGAGGGTGTACGGGCCTAGTGGGACGTGGAAGAATGTTTTGGTTTGGGAGAAGAATCCCTCTACGCGAACGTTCGCTTTGACGCGCAATGATTCAGAGATGTTCACGCCGCCGTTCCAGTCCACGGAGAGGCCGCGGTAGACGTTTATCGGGTCGTCGTGGTGTTTCATTCCGAACGTGAAATAGCCCTGTGGGTCCATGCGGATAATGCCTTTGGGGGCTTGCATGGAGGCTTCCTGCGGGCGCATCTCGATAATGGATGACCGGGAGCCTGCGGGGCCTCGCGCAAGGTCGGTGTAAATGGTTACGCCTGGTTCATCGTTAGATGATGTGGCGAGGGTGCCTGTGAAGTAGTTCCCATCACCGTTTGCGCTAATTTTTACGGTCTGTTTCCCGGAATCGTCGAAAGCGGTGATACCGGCCGAGTTCAGTTTTACGCCTCGGTTTTCTGCGGCATCAGTTTGGAGCAGACCGCTAGTAATCATCTGTGCAGCCAATTCTGAGACTTTGAGACGGCGCGCAACCAATTCCTCGGTGACGATCTTCTCGGCGTCGATATGCCGCGCAACTAGTTTCTCTGTGAGCACCTTATCGGCGGTTAGCTGCGACGTTACGATCCCTTCAATCACGGTGGCACGTTGCAGAATCGCATCATCTGTCACTACGAGACGTTTTGTGTTCACATCCATCGCGTTCACAACCCCCGCTGCTAGTTCCGATGTCATGCGGAGCTGCTGAGTTGTCACTGCGTTATCCGCGAGCGCGTTTCCGGTGAGTGTCTTGGATGAGTTGAGGGTGCGGGCGAGTGTATTGGGGTCTTCGGTTGCGTTTTTGGCTGCTGTTGCTGTTTGGGTGGCGGCGTTGGCGGTGTTTTGTGCGGCGGCGATGTCTTTTTCGAGCTGGTCGAGTTTTGTTTTGACGTCGCCGATGATTTTGCCGCCGTTGTCTATTTGCCCGTGTCCGTTTTTGAGTGCTTCGTCGAGTTCATGGAGGGAGTTTTTTAGGTTCTCCATGTCTTTGTTGAAGTCGGCTATGGTGTCGCCGTCCCACCGGCGGGGTGTGTTGGTGCGGTCGAAATACATTGTGTATTCGTTTTTGCGGGCGATTTTGATGCCGTGGGGGACGGATGCGGGTGTGCGGAGTCGTTGAATCTGCTCGCGGAGCGTGTCGGTTGGCCGGGTCGGTCGCTGATCTACGAAATCAACCATTAGTATGTTGCTTCCTGGAAATCTAGTGTAACGTCACTGTTGAGGGAGCCGGTCATTTTGATGATGCGCATCGGGTATGTGCCAGATGGTACGGAAATCCATCCGTCGAGGGTGACTGCTGCGATGTCTCCGACAAAGAATGTTCCGAGGGGGGTTTTCTCAGATGATGCGGGGAAATCTAGTGTCACTTGGTCGATCATTTTTTGACGGGCGGCGAGGGTTCCGGCCGCTTTCTCCCGGAGGATGTCACGGTTTTCTTGGTCTGAGTCCGAGATGACGTCTTCGAGGTATGGTGCGCCGCGGTTGATAGAGTCTAGGTTCTCGGCGTAGGATATGGCGGTTCCTTCGCCTTCACCTGCCCCTGTGCACCAGACGCGGTTTGTGAGGTTTTTCCCGCTGGATGCGATTTTGACTTCGCCGATTTCTGCGTGGGATGCGGTGGTGTCGAAATCCGGCGTCCAGTCTTGGCTTATGTAGGGGTATTCTTCGGTTCCGTGTACGAAAATCCATTTGATGAGGGTTTTCGTGTTGTTTGCCCACTGGGGACGGATCATAATGTCTGGCCCGTTGATGACCTTTGACAGTTCAGTCCAGCGTTTGCCGATGAGGTTGTTGGCGACGTTCCACCCTTCATAGGTGCGTTGGCGGCCGCCTGCTTCGTTGGGTGTTCCGTGTTCTAGGTTGAGTAGACCGCCGGGGGGGGGGGTGTCGGGGGGGGGGGGGGGGGCCCGGGCGTGTGTGGTGTGGGGGGGCGTGTATTCGAGGGTCTGCCAGATGGTTCGCCGCTCAAATATTTTTCGCAGCCCCGCGACCTTGATGTCGAGTTTCACGCTCGTTTCGGTTCCCCAATCGGTAATCGGCCCTGCAATAATCGGGTACTCGAATCCCTGGGTGTCGGTGTGCGTGAGCAATACGCCACCCGTCCGCCCCCCCCCCCCCCCCCCCCGGCGGGCGCGCGGCGGCGGCGCGGGCGGGGGG